AATTTTGAAGGTCTTCGCACTGGGTCGTCCCTTCTCACCTGGTTTCTTCATTCTTTCGCCTGACCCTGCAGCAATGCGTTTGCGTTTCTTGCGGATGTTGTCAAAAAGATTGGGTTTGCTCATCTCACCATTTTGTTTTGTGCGACCAGTATTTGGCTGAAAGTTTGGAGGTCGGTTTGCCCTGGGCGTTGTGACGGGCATAGTAGGATGCTCGACGGGCCTTCTCCGACTTGGTCTTGGGATTGGACCCTGCACCCTGGACTCCCTGCTGTCCAAAGCGGATCAGGCGGACCGTGTCTCCTTCCTTGGCGAGCACCGCATGAGATTTTTTAGGATGGGAGGGGGTTCGCTTGGCCTTGTTGTACCCAGCAAACCGTTCGTTTCGGTAAGTAATTGCCATCTGTCTCCAGATAATTCGGATTACTCAGATTACCGGAAACTGCAGCAAGGTTTTGCAGGAGATGCAAGTTAAATGTGGGTTATTCCTCGTCCTCCTTGATCCTCGATGGAGTGGGACCGACCTGCCCCTGGTACTTCCCTCGGTACGGTCTCTTGGATTGTCCATGTAGATTGTGCATCACGAGCTGGCAGATCCGCATGTTGGGTTTCAGCAGTACCGGAGCATTGGATTGGTTCACCAATTCCAGGGTGATCTGTCCCACAAATCCGGCATCAATAAATCCTGCATTCTGCACCTGAATTCCCAATCTTCCGACACTCGATCTGCCGTGAACGACTCCGCACATATGGTCTGGCACTTTGATGATCTCATTCGTTGAGGCCAACACAAATTTACCTGGGTAGAGCACAAAGGTCTCGACGGGGGCCAATTTGTGGGGGTAGTCCTCATTGGTTGTGATGTACGGACGATCTTCCGGCAAGTGTGGCACCAGGTAGTCTTCGGCAAGAGTCAGATCCACACTGCAGGGTCCTAGATGTACATCACTGGGGATGTAGCCAGAGTGGATTAATTCCATCAATTTCTCATCCGATAAGACCATAAAAATTTCCTATATATATATGGTATGAATTACTGGGGGATTTATGGGGGATTTAGTTGGAAAAAGTTGGAACCTTAAACCACTCCTCCTACGTTCCTTCTGCGGCCTCGTTTCTTCCGTCTGTACTGCCCAGATGCGCCTGCAGCAGTGCTTGCGAATGTGAGCACCAACGAGTCTGCAAAGTCTGTCGATCTGCCCAACCTCTTCTTGGTCTCGGCCTTCGATTCCACCAGCATCTTGCCACTGCTGTTGAACGAGTATCTTGGGGCCGTCAGGTCTGCGATGAGACTGTCATCATTTGGGATCTGCACCTCCTCGTTGAACCATTGCTTCGTCAAGTCCCATAACTCTGCACGGAGATTGGCGTATCGGTCTGCCATTGCAGGACTCTCTGAGACGTTCACCCCTCTGGCACTGATGTCCAACTCCCGCAGTCGGTCCAAGACTCCTGCCCCCAATCCAATACTGTCCACCAGGATTTCTTCTGGAGGTTCGTCACTGCTGTGCAGGAGATCCAGCACCCGTCCGGCAAGTTCCATCAATGACAACTTCTTCCAACTGTGCAGTTCGATCAGGTGTCTGCCCTGACGGATACAGAGCACACTCGCATCATCTCCGTACCTCGCGACATCCAGGCCCCAGACGACAGGGGTTCCTTCCGGTTGTTCGACGACTCGCTTTGATGCCTGCTCCACGGCATGGAGACTGATCAGGGTGTCGTCTTCGGCAAGAGGGAACTCTCCCAGCACCCGCACTCGGAAGGCGTTCGATTCCTCTCCGTACTTGATCTTCAGTTCCTCAATGAAATCCTCACTGACCAAGTCACTGTCCAGACAGGAGACCCTCCTCGTCCACCATCGGTCCCTCAGTCGTGTATGCGTCTCATAAAAATACCCACTGTTGCGGGTGCCGTTGCCGATCAGCAGGACCGAGGCATTGTGAGAGGACATCGAACTGTATGCACTGACATAGACCTGCTCTGGGATTGCACTCGCCTCATCGAAAATCAATAAAACATTCTCTGCGTGAACCCCTGCCATTGCCTCTGGGGATTCTGCACGACTGGTCCTTGCACTGATGAAGGCCTCGGTGGGACTACTTGCCAACTCGATCCGGTCCGACTTCATCTCCAATAAAGATTTGATGGGGTTCGGCAACTCCTTGATCCATCTTTTCACTTCTGCGAACAGAGCATCGTATAACTGGGAAGCAGACGGTGCTGTGCAGACGATCTTGACGGGATACCGTGTGAGTAAATACCAGATCATGAGCCAACTGGCACAGGAACTCTTGCCACATCCATGACCAGAGACTACCGAGAGCAAGGAACGTTTGTCTCTGCCTACCTTCTGCAAGACCTCCCGTTGCCAGTCCTGGGGAGTCACGCCCAGCAAATCCTCGACAAAGAGGTCTGGGTGCTTCTCGTAGGTTAGGATGAGTTCAGAAAGCTGCATTATTGGTCCTGTAGATCGTCAATGATGATCGCACCTTCCTCTCCCCAGATTTTCTCAATCTCCAGTTTCCAGACCGTTGAGTCCTCTTTCAGCAGTGCGTCCATCAAGGCCTTGCACAAATTGTCTGCATCGGGCCTCTGCTGGTGCGGGGTTGCGACCTTCTGCAGTCTCTTCTTCTTGCACCAACTGCTGGGCATTGGGACGATGAACCTCGCACGGAAGGCATCCGGTAGAGTCCAACCCTCTGCCTGACTCCGCAGTTCATCACAGAACTCACGGTACCGGATTACGACCTTTCTCTTGGCCCAGACATCTCGTCTCGTCATCCTCGGCTTGGCAACGGGGGAAATTTTGAAAATTTTTAGCATGGGTCAGGTCTTTTTCTTTTTGCCAGGGGTAGGGGGGGTCTCCGGTTGTGGGATCTTCTGCTGGTACTCTGCCTCTCGGCAGTCTGGGTCTAACTTGTGGATGCTCTCTGTGTAGTATTGCAGTTCCAGACGAATCCCATCGACCTTGAATACATACCCCTTGCTGCAGTGATGGCAGACACTGTGGATGACTGGCATACTGTTGATCCAACCTGCAAACATGATCTCTGCATCCGTCCGGTTGATGTGACCGCAGTCTGGACACTCCGACTCAATTGCAGATACCTTGACGTTGCAGTCTTGCCCGTTGAGTTCGCTCATCTCGTCCATCCAGTCTGTCCTGTTGAGGTTGTAGTTCTTCTCAAATTTGTTTACTGCAGGACTGGGGTTGTACGGTTGATATGCTTCTGTCGCAGAGGTCATGACTTTCGGAGGCATTCGGTATCCTAGAAATAGGTTGGAGAGGTAGAGGGGTGCGCCCACGCACCACCCCCTCGGTTCGACCACCCCTGGGGGGGTCTGCGAAAATCTGCGATCTGGCCCCAGATGTTGCCCTTTTTGTTGCCCTTTTCAGTCATATCCTGCTCGATCCCAGTGTTTATGCGGTTTGTCGGTTCCCACCCTCGCCACCAACTGATCATTTCTATGAGTTCGATAATGTTATCTTAACGAACATATAGCCCAGAATAACGCCTAAAGTTGTAGGAGAGTTTGGCAGTTTGGTACTACTTTTTGCGCCTACGCGTATTAGTATTTGGTACTTCCTCTTCCTTTTTCTCCCCTTCCAACTTCTTCTGTTCTTCAATCCGCTTCTGTGCTTTTTCTTTCAAGGCAGCGAGATGTTTGCTCTGTTCATCATTTACCGTGATTTCCGTAGCACGACGATCACCGAACAATTCAGGTGTGAGTTTGCTTGCCATCCACTGCGATGACTTGATCGCAACATCTGCAGTCTTGGGATCGATTCGTTTCTCCAGCATGTCCTGAACATACTGCTCAGTCTGCAGTGCGTGGAGCATCCCTCTAGCAGCAAGAGCCTCCTTGTATTGTTCCTTGTGCTCTGGTCTGTTCATGAACTGCCAGAGACTAACGGTAGAAACTCCTCTCTCCTTTGCCATGGCAATAAGAGTTTCCCCATTGCCTAGTCTTTCGCAGATCTCATCAAAGTCATAAAACGGATCAGCCTTACGAGGTGCCGGCATCATCATCACTGGGAAAGAGTTTGAAATAATCAGGATGGTTTGGATGGAAGACCTTCATCGGCAGGAGCATTCTCCCATGTTGATCTTTCCGTCGTGCCCAGGTAGCACACTTGAACTTCCCACAGAAATCATCCTCATAAACCTTGGGCCAGATTGGTTCCGTAAAGAACTGAAAAGATGGATAACGTTCATCATCAGCCTGAAACACCTGTTCATTGATGACACGCAGTTGTGCACGAGCGTCCTTATCTGGCAGATTCATTTCTCCGATCATGCTAGTCTTTGGTGCAGACTTTCGGCAGAGACCGAAATAGGGATCTCCTTCAGGTTCATGTTTCCCTGCATCGAACCAGCAGCAGTTCTTACAGATCCCTGGAATGTGTTGGACCTGTGCGTGTTGAACTTTTGCAAAATCCCAGTTTGTATTCATTTGTGTCTCATTTTTCATAAATCAATATAGACAATCAATATAATCCAAATTACCGGCATTTTTCAAACTCACCCATACTAGACCAGCAGCATCACCTGTTAATCGCCATGACAACGATTCTGAGCACTCTGAGAGGCAAGTCTATACTTTCCAGAACCTCCCTTATACCCAACCACTTCATGCTGCACCTTCTGCGACCCGATCTGTGGAGCCAGCAGTTGATCCACCTGTGGACTGAACCCTGTGTGATTGCTCCAGATCCTCTGCCCACTGGTCAACCGTAGTTCCAGGT